ATGGGAACCGAAAAGACCGAATGGACCACGTCGGATAAATATCGTGGAGTCCGATACCGGGAGCACGCCAGCCGGCGGCATGGCGTCCGCCCTGATAGGTATTTCATGATCCGTTTTCAGGTGGGCGGCAAACGCCGGGAAGAGGCCCTTGGGTGGTCCAGCGAGGGATGGTCCGAGCAACGGGCGTTCCTCGAAATGGCGAAGCTCAAAGAGGCCGCCAAGACCGGCGAGGGACCGTCATCCCTGGCGGAAAAGCGGGCCGCAGTCGAAGCCAAGAAACAGGCCGAAGAGGAGTCCGAAGCCGCCCGGCGACGTGCCGAGATCACCGTCACGGATTTCTTTGGACAGACCTATTTCCCCTTCCAGCGGTCGGAAATGAAGGCTGGCCAGAAGGCTGCCCGATCAGTCCAGCGAGAGGACGAGTTGTTTCGACGGTGGATCGAGCCGGTAATCGGTGGCAAGCCCATCAAGGACATTACGTCATTCGACCTGGAAAGGGTGAAGAAAAACATGCTGGACGCCGGCCGCGCCCCCCGGACGGTGTTGTACTGCCTCGCTGTGGTACGGCAAATTGTGAACCACGCCCGCAAGGATGGAATATTTTGTGGTGAGAACCCTGTGGCTCATGTCCGAAAGCCGAGCGCCGATAACCGCCGCGATGGTTTCTTGTCCCACGAACAGGCCGATAGACTACTTGAAGCTCTAGGCAAGAAAAGCCGTCAAGTGCATAATATGGCGCTTCTCTCCCTGCATTGCGGTCTTCGTGCGGGTGAAATTTTCTCATTGACCTGGGGCGACGTGGACATAGAACGCGGTATGTTGTCGATCCGTGACACAAAGAGCGGAAAAAATCGCGTGGCCTTCATGACTGATGCAGTGAAGACGATGTTTGCAGGCAGGGAACGAGCGGGGCACAATGACTTGGTTTTCCCATCCGAGACCGGAGAGAAGATCAGCCAAATTTCACAATGCTTCATCAAGACTGTCAACGCTCTCGGCTTCAACGACGGCGTGACAGATCGTCGCCAGAAGATCGTCTTTCATTCGCTTAGGCATACCTTTGCAAGCTGGCTCGTGGAGCAGGGAATTGACCTTTACGCCGTCCAGCGTCTTATGGGGCATGAGTCCCAAGCCATGGTGCAACGGTATGCCCACTTCGCCCCGGACCACTTGCAAGCGGCGGTCAAGACCCTGGAAGCAGGCATGGACGCGGCCAAGCGCGCCGATGAAAAGAAGGTGGTCGAACTGCGGCCATAGCCTGAACAGCCTGTTAACTTGCTGTAGCCCTTGGAGAAATCCAGGGGCTATTTTTTTCTATAATTTTTTACAGAAAATTCTGGACAAAATTATTTATAGCCGCTAGTATCGACTCATAGATGCTTGGCAAGCAAGGAGAGTCGTTATGGTCGATATGTTCCTTACCGCCCAGGACATGGATAAGCTAGGGAAAGCGCCCCGCAGGGCCTATATCGAAAAGCAGGGGCTTATCTGCGCCGATGTGCCCTATGAAGGAAGGAATAAACGGTATTCGTACCCCATGGCTTTTAAGTGGGGGTTTTTGTCTTTCTTTGATTCAATTTATAATATTAATACTGCAAGTGCTATCTCAGAAAATATCATGTATATGTTGCCGCAATTGATTGATGGTGGTGAAAATAGAGATGATGGCATGCGTGCTTGGATATTGATGCTAGACAACTCTATTTGTTTTGCTGGATTTTCGTATAATGAATTATACATGCCTCAACCTGAAGAGCAAGAGAAATTAACAAAATTCACTATCTTTTCTATGCAGTATTGTCCAGATTTTGACATAGACATCTGGTCTATGCCGATACCAAAGCATGTTATAGAAAGTGCGCGTAGCAGTGGCACGTTTTCCTTTAAAGGACCATTGAGCCAGATGGATCGGTTTGCACCCAAATACTTGCCCAAAGGTACAACGCTCGCAAAATCGGTATCTGTCCATTGTGTCAGTGATATTTTTGAAGGCATAGCATCAAAGCTTGATGTTAATCCTTACGAGCTGGCGTCTGACGATTTCCGGAGTCTTACAAAGCAAGTAAAAGAAATAAAGATTGAGGATATAATTTTTTATATAAAATAAAACCCCTGGACCCGGCCGACGCGCTAGCGCCGACCGGATGCCGAGGGGGCACGGAAAGCTGATCGGCATTGGCGTGCCGACCGTAGAAGGGTCTGACAACCTTCCTTTAGCTTCCCGCCGCTTCAAAAGCAAGCCCCCATGTATTCGGCGCTACCAGGATAACCCCCACTGACAAGGTGGGGTCTTGGAGCACGCCCAAATGGCCAAGGATCGAGACGTCTTCGATGAGTTGGCGGAAAAGTGGGAGTCAACACTTGTTGCCCGCAAGGTCTTCGACAAGTTCTCAGGTGGGGCCGTAGCTCCTAAGCAACTCGCGAATTTAGACAGCATAGGGGAAGGGCCGGCCGAACGGTATGTGATTGGTGGCCACGTCTGCTACCCCGTCAAGGCCGCTGTCGCTTTTTTACGGTCGCGCTCCCGGAAGCTCGTAGGGGGCGAATGATGCGCGGCACACTCAAAATCATTCTCATGTGGTGCTACTGCAATAGCCTGATTCCGGCAGCCGTCGTTACTGCGGTTTTCCGTCTGTTTCGGTTGGCGTCGGTTTAGGGGGTGCGGATGGGAAGTGCCATTTTACAGGCCGCGCTCGAATACGAGCGGAACGGTATGGGCGTTATCCCCCTGCGACCGCGCGACAAGCGGCCTCTCTTGGATTCCTGGAAAGAGTACCAGGAGCGTCGAGCCACTCCCGAGGAAATCCGGTCCTGGGTTGAACAGTGGCCGGACATGAATCTTGGCCTCGTGACCGGCCAGGTTTCCGGTGTTGTTGTCGCAGACATCGATGGTCCCGCTGGTGCTGCCTGGGCAGAAGCCAACCTCGATAAGGTGGCGATCCAGACCACGGGCAAGGACTACGGCTTCCATGTTTTCTTCCGTCAGAACGGCGTCCCGGTAAAGAACGCCGTTCGCATTGCCCCGGAAATCGATGTGCGCGCGAATGGGGGCTATGTTGTCATCGCTCCCAGCATTCACCCCAACGGCAAGCAGTACGAGCTACACTTTGGCCCGGGCAAGACGTGGGCGGACCTGCCCCCATGGAAGGGCATCGCGGCAGATAAAAAGCAGCAGGAAGCCGAGACCCAAAAGACGCCCGGCACCCGCTACGGCAACGCCGCCCTGACAGATGAAGTCAAGAAGCTCCGCGAGGCCGAAGCCGGGACGCAAAACGACACCCTGACCAAGGCCGCTTTTAGTCTTGGGCGATTGGTAGGGCGCGGACACCTGGACCATGAGGCCGTGAAAACGGCCCTTTTGGAGGCCATCCAGGGGTGGGCCAACCTAGACCTTCCGAAGTCCACCAGTACCATCGAGCGCGGGTTGCGTGACGGGGCCAAGACCCCCAAAGGCCCGGACCCGATCTTGGATCAGTTCCCCACGACAGAGGACGGCGTGGCCCTGGCGTTCGCGGCGCGGCATAAGGACTCCCTGCGGTTCTGCCACGATACCGGAGCATGGTTTCGGTGGGACGGTTCGCGGTGGGTGCGGGAAAAAACGCATCTCGCCTTCGACTGGGTGCGTGGCCTGTGCCGGGAGATGCCGGCCGGAGCGAAGGAAGCCAAAACCTTGGGGAGGGCCAGCACCGCGCGCGGCGTGGAAGCGTTCTGCCGGGCTGACCGCGCTTTTGCCGTCACTTCCGAGATTTGGGACCGCGATCACTTCCAGCTTGGGACCCCGGCCGGCGCGGTGGACCTGCATTCCGGCGCGCTGCTTCCTGCCCTGCAAGAGGACTACATCACCAAGGCGACCACGGTAGCCCCTGCTGAAGCGTCAGACTGCCCGCTTTGGCGCAGGTTCCTGGATGAAGCGACCCAGGGCGACCAAGGGTTGCAACGCTTCATGCAGCAGATCGCCGGCTATTCTCTGACTGGTGACATCCGCGAACATGCCTTGTTTTTCGTGTATGGCCCCGGCGGCAACGGCAAGTCCGTCTTCCTCAACACGCTAACCAACATCCTTGGAGATTACGCCACAACGGCGGCAATGGATACATTTACAGCTTCAAAATCGGACAAACACCCGACAGACCTTGCCATGCTCAAAGGTGCGCGATTGGTTTGTGCAAGCGAAACCGAGGAAGGACGGGCCTGGGCAGAGTCCCGCATAAAGCAGTTGACTGGTGGGGACAAGATTACGGCCCGCTTCATGCGCCAGGACTTCTTTACCTTCCAGCCTCAATTCAAGCTGATAATCATTGGCAATCACCAACCAATTTTGAACAATGTTGACGATGCTGCCAAGCGTCGGTTTAACATCATTCCATTCATTTATACGCCAGTAAGTCCAGACAACGACTTGGAAGTAAAGTTACGGGATGAATATCCTGCTATATTGCGTTGGATGATTGAAGGTTGCTTAGACTGGCAGGCTAATGGACTGGTGCGCCCCGAATCTGTCCAAGCTGCTACAAAGGCGTACTTTGACGATCAAGACCTGTTTGGCCAGTGGCTTTCTGAGTGCTGCATAGTTGAAAGGCGTGAATCTGACACCAGGGTGGCCTTGTTCGAGTCCTGGGAAGCCTTTGCGGAGGCCAACGGCGAGAAGGCCGGCGGATCGAAGACGTTCACTGCGGCTATGGTCAAGCGTGGCTTTTCTCCTGACCGGCAGTACGTGAACGGGAAGACGCAGCGTGTGTTTTGGGGCGTAACTGTCCGGCATGACAATCCAAAGCACTGGCAAGAGCAAGATGATTAGTCCCATAAAAATCCATTTTCGGACAGATCGGACGGATCGGACGCATTTTTCAGTTAATCGCCCACGCGCGTGCGCGCGCGTACATGTGAATGTTCATCCGAAAAACATGTCCGAAGTGTCCGAAGTGTCCGAAGCCGGATTGGAAACCAATAACCAGCAGGAGACATCATGAACCAGATCATTCCGCCGGCTAGACGGGCTACGCCAACGATGCCCCCGCGTAGCGGAAAGACCGAAGCCGACCTTGAACGGGAAGCACTCGAATGGTGCGAGCGCATGGGGCGCAAGCTGGACCAAAAGAAAAGCCGGAATCGCCCTTACGGGGGGGCATGATGAAGATCGTAATTGATTCGAGGGAGCAAGCGCCATTTCCATTCGCTGATTACGACGCCGAAGTTGTTCCTGGGACTTTGCAAGCCGGGGATTATTCCGTTTTGGGGCTTGAACCACTGGTGGCAGTCGAGCGGAAATCATTACCCGACATTGTGCAATGTCTTGGCCGGGAACGTGATCGCTTTGAACGCGAATTGGAGCGCCTGCGTGGATATGAAAGCGCCGCCGTGGTTGTCGAGTCGCCCATCGAAGCTTTGGTCAGGGGAGACTACCGAAGTGCCCTGAATCCGACTGCGGCTTACGAAAGCGTGGTTGCATTTATGGGCAGGTATCGCCTTCCTTTTTACTTTGCCCAGGACCGGCGAGGAGCCGAGCGGTTCACGTTCTCGTTTTTGCGGCACTACCTGCGGACGATTGAACGAAGATATCAGGCCGTGGCGGAGGTGAAGACTGTGAAAAAAGATGCCGTCCCGCGCCGGGCCGAGGTGACGAGATGACCTCAAAGTCTACCTGTCGTGCCACTGTCTTGTCATTAGGTGTTACCCATCTGATCGGCTTGATAAGTATGGGATTAATAATCCCTAGGTTTGAGTAAAAATATCTTTGAAAATCAATGAGTACAAACCGAGCTACCCGCACAATAGTTGTTTTGGTCCCACGGTGGTCCCACATTTTCGAGGCAACCCGCTGAATACGTCAAACATCATGGCCAAATCATGGCCCGGCGAGGTTCTAATCAACCATGGCCTATATTAAACTTCAAGATAAGGACTTGGCCCGCCATAGTGACCACGCAAAGCGCCGCAAGATTGTGCGTGCAAAACTGCGGGAGATGGTCACAGGCAGGCTTTCACAGGCGCAACGGCTGCTTCTCGAAACCATGGTGCCTCTCTACTTGGAGCTTGACGAAATGGCGCAACAGTACGGCGACGATGACTTTGACATGCAGCGGTACTTATCCCTGCAAGCCGCCTTTCGTTCCAGCTTCGCACAACTGTCCGGTCCTGTCGGTAAGCGCAAGGGGGCCGCTAACAGGCCCGAGACCAGCACAGGCTTTGATCTTGGGGGCATCCTTGGCCAGCAATAAGCGCAAGAACGCCGTAGAGGCCGACAACGCCGCAATCCTGGCCCGCTGGAACGCCCCAGGCGCGGCCGGGTTCTTCGCCTGGCTGGAAGATGTGAAGCCCCGCATCCTCCTGGCCAGCAACAAATACGGCGAGTTCGCCCTTGAGCCCTGGCAGAGGTCCATCCTGGCCGACGCCCTGGCCGTAGACGATGCCGGCCTGTTCGTCCACTCCCTGGCCCTGACCCGGATGCCCAGGCGGCACAGCAAATCGACGCTGTGGGCCTTGGTTGTCCTTTGGCTTGCCACGAGCCGCGAGAACTGGACGGTGACCCTCCTGGGCAATAGCGAGGAGCACTCGACCCGGACGCAATTCAAACCGCTCAAGCGTATCATCGCCCACACAAAGTCCTTGACCGCGATGATCCCACCTGAGTCTATTCTTAAATTCAGCATCAGCGTCCCGCACACGGACAGCACGATCCAGGGCGGCGCAAGTGGCATGTCCACGGCCTTCGGCGACCGCGTGAACGTCTTGTGGGCCTCGGACTTCCATCAGGTGGACCAAGCGGTATTTGATGCCCTGTCCGGTAGTCTCCTGGACAGCCAAGGGACCTTGACTCTGATCGATGCCAACGCGGACCCCGAGGGCGGCCCGGTCCATGCCCTGGAGCAGCTTGCCGCGACGGACCCGCAGATTTTTTGCCGCGCTGTGGAGTATGAGAACTTCGAGGACTATTGCGACCGCGCCCCGGCCTGGATCGACAGGGGCAAAGCTCGGCAGTTGCAGCGTACGCAGCTTGAGACAGCCTTTGCCCGTGACATTTTAGGCAAAAGATCGGCCGCGAAAAATGCTTTGTTCCCACCCGAGACCATCGCCTTGTGTCGGGCCGAGATTCCCCACCCTTTCCCGCCTGACCACCTACAGGAGCTTGTTGCCGGCCGTCGCTACGTGGTGGGCATGGGCCTCGACCGTTCCAAGCGCCTTTTCGGCGGTGACGCGACTGTCTTGACTTCGTGCTTGAAGCTGTCTTCCGAGTCTGGCGAGCCGGAGTATTACATACTGCATCAACAAAAGATCGAGCCAAACGCGGCCGTATTCATCAAGCGGGCCATCGTCAAAGATCATCAGACATACAAGATCGACAATCTTGTGCTTGAGGACTACGAGACGGCGGATTTGCGGCCGTGGGTACAAGAGCAAAAGATACCATGTGAATCCTTGTCGGCACACTCAAAGAATCAAAACCTGAGCTTCATAGAGCTTCACCGCATTGCCCGGGAAGGCCGCTTACACTTTTGCGCCAGCATGGATGACCTCCAAAGCGAGATGGGGACATTCATCTATCAGGAATTGCGCGATGGCATGTATTCTTTTGGCCATTCAAGCCAGAAGTTCCATGACGACCGCGTGTATTCCTTGAACTGGTCCGTGTTCGCCACTCGGGCCAACGTGCTGGAACTTTACGCCCTGCCCCGGCTGATATGCAACAATAAGAGCCCACGGCGCGGGCTTTGTTTTCTATGGGGCGGGGACATGGAATTGCTCTGTAAGCACGAATGCCAAGCGTTCCACGACGTGGACAAGATGTTTCGGTCATTCATGCGACTTCGGACGGAAGAGGACATGACCTTGCCGGGTTTTTACGCGGCCTATGTGAAGGTAACCGGCCCGAAAGTCTACCAAGGAGTCTAAGCGATGCTTTTTGAACCGCAAGGGCCGGCGCTTGTGGCCGAAATGTTCCGAGGGGCGCTTTATGCCCTCAACCGGGACCGCAAACGGGACGCGGCCAAGCGCCTTGACTTCTACCACGACGGCCAGCTTGAGCACCTACAGGAAGTGCTTGCTCTCAAGTTCGCGGAGCCGGGGAAGCTGACGCACTGCTTCGTGAACATCGTCAAGAAGGTGGTGGACCTGAAGGCCCGGGTCTACGCCGACGAGCCCAAGCGCAGCGTGGACGGGACCGAGTCCGACAAGGCCCTTTTCGCGGAGATTGCCGAACAGGCCGCGCTTTCCATCAAGATGAAGACGGCCAGCCGGTACGTGAAGCTCTGCAAGACCTGCCTTGCCCGCCCCGTCTGGCGTAACGGCCGCCTGGACCTGGACATTCTGACCCCGGACATTCTGGACGTGACCACGGGCGAAAGCCCCGAGGACATCCAGGCCGTGCTGGTCACGCACTATCCGGACAACGGGAAGAGCGAGGAAGTCACCTATGCCTTGTGGACCCCGGAAACGTGGCAGCGCCTGGACTACCGGGGGAACCAGACGGACGGTGGTCCGAACCCTTACGGCGTCTTGCCCTTCGTGCCCCTGTGGGACCGCGCCCCCACGGATTCCTTCTGGATCGCGGGCGGGGATGACCTGATCGTCATGCAGGAAGCCGTCAACAAGGCCCTGGTGGACCTTCTCCACACTCTCGAATTTCAGGGCTTCGGCCTGGGATGGGTTCGCGGAGCCGAGGGCGGCGGCATCCTCGACACCGGGCCGGGCAAGATCATCGAGCTTCCCAAGGAAGGCGAGCTTGGCATTGCCGCGCCCCAAGCCCCCATTGACGAGGTGGTGGGCGCAATTGACCGCTTGATGAAGTGGTGCGCGGTCGCCAACGGCCTGCCGGGCTCTTCCATGAGCGTGGACCCGACGGATGAAAGCGGCGTCTCCAAGATCGTGGGCAACGTGGAGCTGGAAGAGTCCCGCCGCGACGACATCGCCTTATGGCGCATGTACGAGCGCCGGCTTTTCGCCGTCCTGCGGGCCGTCTGGAACCATCACAACCCCGGCCGCAAGCTCTCCGACGCCGCGACCCTGGCCGTCGATTTTGCCGACCCCAAGCCGGACACCAGCGAGAAGGACCAGGCCGCGACCTGGGAGCTTCTTTTGTCCATGGGCCTCATTTCCCCCGTGGATGCCGTCATGGAACGAAACCCCGACCTCGCCACCAGGGAAGACGCCTTGGCCTACCTGATCCAGGTGCGCGACGAGACGGCCGCCCTCAAGGAACAGCAAATTTAGCGCCCACGCAGGCGTAAAACGCGAGGAGATCACCATGGAAGACCAGAACCAGCAGCAGGACCAGACCCCGAACCAGGGCCAGCAGGGCACACCCGGGACCGCCCCCGACAAAGGCGAAAAGACCGTGCCCTATGAGCGGTTCCAGAAGGTCAACGACGCCAAGAAGGCGGCCGAGGAAACCCTTTCCGGGATCGTCACCGAGCTTTTGGAGGACATCCCGGAGGACCTGCGGGACATCGTGCCCGACCTGCCGCCGGCCGAGAAGATCAAATGGATTCGCGCCGCCCACAAGAAAGGCGTTTTCGGCGGCCGCGCCCCGGAACCGAACGGCCCGGACAGCAAGCGGCCCGGCGGGAAGCCTCCCGTCGATTACTCGAACATGACCCCGCAAGCCATCATGGCGACCGGGTACAAGTCCTAAGAGGAAAACATCATGTTGACCCTGACCGAAGCCTCGAAACTGATCCAGAACCCCTTGCAGCGGGGCGTTGTGGAAATCTTCCCCCGGTCCTCGGCCGTGCTGGAGCGCCTGCCCTTCATGGACGTGGCCGGTAATGCCTACGCCTGGAACCAGGAACAGACCCTGCCGGGCATCGGTTTTCGCGGCTACAACGACACGTACACGGAGAGCACGGGCGTCATCAACCCGATGACCGAAGCCTTGAAGATCTTCGGCGGCATTTCCAAGGTGGACCGTGCCCAGGTGAAGACCCAAGGCAAGATCAACGACATCCGGGCCACGCACGACGCCATGAAGGCCAAGGCGGCGGCCCTGGAGTTCACCCGGGTCTTCTTCAAGGGCGATGCCGAAGCGGACGCCCTGGCCTTCGACGGCCTGGAAAAGCGCCTGACCGGCAATCAGGTCCTCGCAGCCGGAACCGCCGCCGGGGGCGCGGCCCTGACCCTCGACATGCTGGACCAGCTCATGGACGCCGTGCAGGGCGGGCCGGACGTGCTCTTCATGAACAAGACCATGCGCCGCAAGGTCAATGCCCTCATGCGGGCCAGCAATCAGGCGACGGAACCCATTTCCGACGCCTTTGGCCGCCCCCTTTACGCCTATGCCGGCGTGCCCATCGGCGTGATCGAGCAGGACAAGAACGGGGCTGAAATCTTGGCCTTCGACGAAAAGGACGCCCAGGCGACTCCGGCCGCTGCCGCGTGCACCAGCATCTATGCCGTGCGTTTCGGTGCCCAGGAATGGGTTTCCGGTCTCCAGGCCACGGGCGGCATGGAAGTCATCGACCAGGGCTTGCAGGGCATTTTCTATCAGACCCTGATTGAGTGGATTTGCTCGATCACGGTCTTTCACCCCAAGGCGGCCGCTCGCCTCAAGGCCATCAAGAACGCGTAGCCCGTCCAGCACGCGAATAGCGCCATCCGGTCCAGCCTGGGGCCAACATCGCCCGGCGCGCCTCAGCTTCAAGGCGAAAAGGCTGAACCCGGACCCGCCGGGGTCCGAAAACGTGGGGCATCCCCGTCCCGGCAATTTTTCAAGCGAGGGATGAACCATGGCCGACGTGCTTACAGGGACCAATTCCTATGTCACCGGGGACGAGGCGACCGCCTACTTCGCGGACCGCATCCACGCCGACGCCTGGACCAGCGCCAGCGCCGACAATCAGGCCAAGGCCCTGGTGACGGCCGCCGTGCTCCTGGATCGGCATATCGTCTGGCAGGGGACCAAGGCTTCCCCGGGCCAGGGCATGGAGTGGCCGCGCCTTGGCATTCCAGGTATCGCCACCACGGCTACGCCCAAGGCGGTCAAAGTGGCGCAGATGGAGCTTGCCCTTGTGCTCCTGACCAAGGACACCACGGCCTTGCCCGACACGGCCGGCATGAAGTCTATCCAGGCCGACACAATTAAGATCGAGGTGGACCCGGGCGACCGCTTGAAGGTTATTCCGGACCAAGTCTTTGCCCTGGTGGCGACCTACGGCTTTCGCAGCGGCGGCCTGCGGTCCATCAGCCTGCGACGGGTGTAGCCATGGGATTGCATAGCGTTTTGGCCAACGCCACGGCATCGGCTTTCACGGCCCTTGGAGACATCCCGGCGGCCGTGATCATCAGACGCACCACGCAAGGCCCCTTCAATCCTGCGACCGGGAAGTATGATCCCGGCACGACCACGGACTATCCCGTCCAAGGGATCATGTCCGGGTACAATGACTTTTTGATCGACGGGACCCTCATCAAGCAGGGGGACCGGAAGCTTTCCATCCGTCAGGCCGAAATTCCCATTGCCCCGGCGACCAGCGACAAGGTTATTTTCGCCGGGAAGAACTGGACCATCATCACGATCCAGGCGGACGCGGCCTCCGTCCTGTGGAAGCTCCAGGTGCGGGGGTAGACCGTGGCCGGCTATCTCGACGACCTGCTCAAGTTTCAGCACGCCGTGGACCAGCGGGCGACCGGCCTTGCCGAAGACATGGTCCGGGAGCTTCGGGCCTCGCGGGCGGACATTGTCGGCAAGCTGGCGGCCCTGGCCGACGATGCCGGGGATAACTTTGCAGACCTGCCCCTCAGCCGCAAGAAAGCCCTTCTGGAAGCCCAGGCGGCGGCTATCGACAAGGTGCTTGCCCAGGTCTACGCCACGGCCGGCGACCAGCTTCACGAGGCCGGGCAAGACGCGATCCAGGCCAGCGCCACGCAGACAGCCGCGGCTATGTCGGAGATGACCGGCGGGGCAGCGGTCGGCCTCGGCACGGCGTTCACCCTGGATATGACGAAAGGCTGGTTCGAGTCCTCGACGGTGGAGGGCCTGACCATCAACGACTTCCTGGGAAAGCTCCAGGCGTCGGCCCGGGACCGGATTATCAGCGCCGGCAGGCGCGCATTGATCGAGGGCAAAGGCGTCCAGGCAGCCGCCCGGATGATCCGCATGGAGGGCATTGAAGGGAGCGTCCCCGGCCTGGAAGGGCTGGCCCGGACCTTTCTTCTTTCCGCCAGCAACCACGCCCGGGAAACGATCATCGAAAAGAAGTTCTCCGACATGGTGGCCGGCTGGAAGCGCATGGTCGTACTCGACGGCCGCACCTGTGTTGCCTGCGGCACCATGGACGGCAAGATTTACAAGCCAGGGGAGCCGCGTCCCTCCCTCCCGGCGCATTGGCGTTGTCGTTGCCTCTATACGGTGGTGACGCCCACGTGGCGGGACCTGGGCATCGACATCGACGAGAAGCCCGACATGGGCCGCACCACGGTCAAACACACGGGCAAGACCGTCCACCACAAGGACGGGAGCACCAGCACGAAATTCAAGGTGGCCGAGATTGACCGGACCAAGTCCGGGGAGAATTATGCCGCCTGGATGAAGCGTCAGTTGGAGGAGGACCCGGCCTTCGTGCGCCGCGTCCTGGGTAAGACCCGGTTTGAGCTTTTCAAGACCGGCAAGCTGTCACTGTCGGGCATGGTCACGGATGGGCGGATCAAAAGTCTTGCAGATTATTAAAGTTAAAAGGCGATCAGGTATTTCTGACCGCCTAAATAGAAGATGACTGTTGGTGCAAAAAAATATTGATAACCTAGATGTCCTGGGATTCGGCTTTTATTATGATGCCACGAGATCCAGGGGTAGAGATTTCCGTTTTGTGTTCTGGATTGTAGATTTCAAGATGCTTGTTTGTTGAAATTGTATTTTTGGCGTTAAGATATCTATTGTAGCTGTCAATGCATTCGAGTATTGCTTTTTTGTCGAGTTCACCCCAGCAGTTTGGACAAACAAGGGAGTCTCCCATTGATTTCAGTTTTTGGTCGCTGATTTGAAAGACAGCGCCGCATTCTTCGATGTCGTGTTTAAAAGTCCATAGCTTTGGTGTGGCAGTCAAGCGCATGCTAACTCCTGCAATGATTAAGTTGTGTTCTAACTGTTTTTTCTAATTAAGCAGTTGGAGTGTGGTGCTTATCGAAGTATTTTTATGACGTTCGCCTCCTTGTCTGCGTAGGCTACCAGGTTGCTGTCTTTGTATAAATTAATTCTTTTTTCAGTTCCACCGTATTTGCAATGTGTCATAGATATAAGAAGCTTTAGCATGAGCTTTTTCTTAAATTCTAAGGCCTGCTCCCATGTGCTGTCATTCCACTTGTAATCGATTATTCCCCCTCTGTCTGAAACCATTGTTACAGTTGGAGAAAGCATATTTTCTATTGATTTTACATCGTTCATATTACAACTATTGTATGTACGTTCTGAAATTTGATATAATTGTTTAGCCATTGGATCATCTTCTGGATTGACTGTCTGTTGATAGCTTTCGTTACGAGTGCTGTTCTCCCCTTTTTGGCAAAGTATTGAATATAGTGCCTTATAGCCAGGATCACCAATAATATCGCCTTGTTTTGGTGCTTTTGCCATCATCATCCCTGGATTTACAGGATCAAGAGCAGTGACGCTTACTTCCTTGTAAGTCATTTCCTTGCAATCAATAACAACTTTTGCCCTTATATTGATTGAGGGTAGTCGTCCCCCATGGATTGGGTCAGGCATGCCTTTTGTACCTGATTCATTTGTCACGGCTACGACTTTTCCACCCATATACTCAACAGTATCAGGGGCGTATTGGAAAATAACATCTGGTCCATTGACTATTGTTGTCCATGAAAAAGCGAAAGCAGGTCGGATATTTATCGACATTGCCATAATAACAAACAAGAAAAGGAGGATTCGCATTTCAGTTTCCTTTTGCCATAAATATCAATTGACTATATCTATTTATATAGATCTTTGCGCTGCCACGGCTGAAAGTCAAGCGTAAATCGACCAGCAGCGAGGGGGGACTCCAGCCGGAAAAATGGTTGAAGCTGCTTGGGCGATGTTTTGGGCTTGACTACAGGCGATGTTTTGTGCGATTCTTCGGGCGACACTTTGAGCGACCAAGGAGGTTGCCTATGACAACAGAGAAGTCCAGGGAAGACAGGTTGCGCCGAACGGCTGAGCGGCAGGGGTTGCGCTTAGCCAAGTGCCGGCGGCGCGACCCCCGAGCGATTGGTTTTGGCACGTACATGTTGGTGGACCAGAACAACAATATTGTCGCCGGCGACACACAGAATGGCTACGGAATGGATCTTGATGCAATCGAGAAGGCCCTTAAAGGGTAAAAAACTCTGAACCCAAAGTGGCCCTGGCCGGCGCTACCAACACCGACCAGGGCCAAACCGCAACCGCACACTGGAGGTGCGACCATGGCTGAGAACTTCGTATCGACTGGCTGTGACGACGACAAGACCTATCAGCGGACCTTGTCGGGGGAAATTGAAACTGCCTTGGCCCCCATCGAGGCCTTCAAGGAAATCCTTCTCGACTCGGATGGGGATGGCCCCGTCAAGTTGGCCGACATCGGTGTGGTCGTGGAGGCTTTGACCACTTTTGCCAAGCGTCGGCTTTCCGAGGTGGACGAAAAAATCCGGCGCGATATCGGCAGGATCGAAATTTCCCTGGCAAAATACGGACACCCCAAGGAAGAAGTGGGCGCAATCCTGGCCGCAGCAGTGGAGGGGGTGCCCCATGCGTAAGCTCGACACCAGCCGCGACCCCTACTTCCTGGCGGACAAGATTCACGCCCGGGCGTCCTTCACTGCCGAAATGCTTAAGTTCTACCCCAACGCACTGACCGAGCTTGATGCTACCGCCGTGTGGTCCATCCTGGAGGACATCGCGGCCGACGCCAAGAAGGTGATGGAGGCCGTAGACCAGAAGAGCACTCCTTGCGGGGAGGTGCGCCATGGATAAGCCCACGCTGCGCAGCATCACGAAGGATGGCCAGAAGCCCAACCCCACCGAACCCGAGGAAGAGCTTGATTACTACGTGGAGGTATCTTCAGCGGCCAACGTGTTCCGCTTCTTTGAGGAGTACTTCAACGTGGTGGGCGACGGGTCTACCACGGTAACGGAGGCTGACGGCTACGCTCTGGCGCATATCTTCGGCCTGTGCTCAAAGCGCCTCTATTCGGTCCTGTAG